ACAGCTGCGATCTGGTCTTTCGTCGCGCCTGTAACGTTGCCGAGAGTCGTAGCCAGTTTAGCCTGAGCTGCTTCGTCTTCGATCGCAGACTTAACGCCGTCGACCAGTAGAACGCCAGCATAAGCAGCTGCAGCCGCTCCAGCTACAGCGAACGCAGCTCCCGCCTTCTTAGCGAAGCCGCCCATCTTAGATCCGAAGCCTTCGACTTCATTCTGCGCGCCTTTGACGCCCTTCTTTAGTTCGTCGAAGTCGGCGTCGAAAGTTATCTTTATCTTTGGAATGCCCGCCATTAGTTGAGTCTCAATTCTTTAGCGATCTGCTGAACCATAAGCGAATACTCGCGAGCTACGACTGGGACATAGAAGTCGACCGCTGGAGCGATCCAGTAGCCGCGCTTATTGTAGGGAGTCTTAAATCTGTTCGTAAATGTTCGACCGATTGAGTCGACGCCGCCATGAGATCCGTACTCTGTACCCCAGAGCAGCGCGCCCGCTGGCGCAGCTTGTCGACGAACCTTCGCGCCTTTACCGCTCTTAGAAGCTTCTCCGCCATAAGGACGACCGACCTTCTTAGGGCCACCGATGTCGACGCGAATAAGACGATCGCGTGGAGACTTGATCGTCTGGACTACTAGCTTCGTCTGTGGAGCTGGAGCAGACAGTCCGCTCATCATGAGCTGGCCCGCTAGTCTCTGGGACATAGGCTGAGCGCGATCACGAACTAACTGCTGGTACTCCGCGGGAAATGAACCCAGAAGCCCGAGCAGATTCTTAAACTCGTAAGGATCGACAGTAATGGCATAAGTGCCGCGGCCGCTTTTATCTGCCATTCTGCCTCTCCAAGATCTCTATAGCTGTGAGTAAGTCTTCCGCCGTCTGCCATTCGCTCATAGGGATTCGAGTCGCTATTGCGATCTCTATCCGAATCCGATTTAAGCTTCCGACGGGCCAGCTTTTGGGTCTGACTTCTTACTGTTAATTCCTTCGACAGTCTCGACCCAGATCTCGAAAGGCTTAACAGGATTCCCAGCTGCTTCGCGCTTCATAGCGTGATAAGCCAAGAATGTAAGCCCTTCGAGTCCAAGCTTCGATTCTGCTTCGTTTACTGTCGCGTTAAACTTTCGTTCCCACTTTACCCATTCTGGAAGAGCTGCCACATAAGTAACGACGTCACCCGATAGGTACTGGACTTCTAGTTCTAGCTTCATTGATTGCTCCCGATTCTGTTTATTAGCTGAATGTCTCTGTAGGTGTTCCGATAACTGTAAAGCTCATGCTAACAGTCTGAGCGTCTGGCGATGATCCGCCCACGCTTGGAAATAGTGGCAGAACGTTAAAGCTAAAGACTGCGCCTGTTACAGCTGTTAGCGATACCGCTAGAGCTGTGTTAGGTGCTGACTCCGCAGCTGACCAGAGAGCTTCACAGAGTGAATCTGTTGCGCCCCAGTCTGCGAGCATCTCGACATCAAACGTCCACTGTGAATCGATCGACTTATAAGCCTTGCTATAAAGTGTGTCGTAAGTTTCGATAGTTACGTCCGCTGAAAGTGTTGCGCTTGTCGCTTGCTCGTCGTAGTTCTTAGTCGCGATCGTCATAGCGAGATCGCGTCCAGTAATGACGGTCGTGGCCATTGTTTTCTCCTTAGTTTGTCTGTGTGTAATAGGTGGAAAGCTGAATCTCGCCCGCGAGAATCTCTGACGCGCCTATCGTTAATGGAATCGGATTCGATACGTCTCCGACTTCATACCCTGACGGAACGGCCGCCAGAATGCTTATTACGAGCTTCTCCCAGTTATCGAGTGCGCTCTGATTATCGTAGATCGCTACGCCTACGCTTACTACTAGATTTACTTTTAGTTTTACGTTCGACTTACCTAAGAACGTAGGCTGAAGATAAGGAACGCTCGGAGTAACTGCTGCGAACGGAACGATCGGAGCTTCTGGAACTGAGTCGTAAGTGTTAGCCGCTACGCCTTGAATCGCTGTCTTTAGCGGAGTGCGGACGCTAGTAAGAATCGAAGAAGCTGGCATTAGCTGACCATCGTGTCGACATCGATGTAATTACCAAGAAGCCCGATAACTCGATTTAGCAAGCTGCGGCCCATTCGATACGGAGAACTCTGGAAGTCCAGACCTTCGATCTGACCGCCCGCAGCCGTACGAGATTGGAAGACTTCGATAGATACGGCGTAGATAGCGGACTCGATCGATGAGTTTCCGACGTAAAGAGTCGCAGCTGAATAGCCGCTAAGAGTTGCCGTTCCGTTAGGAATGATCTGGCGACGAGTTACGTCTGCGCTCGTAAGAGCTGCGGAGAACGAACTGTCTGTAACTACTGTAAGAGTGTGAGTGGCTGTAAATGGAGCTGGAAGACCAGTTACGACGATCGACTGACCGACGACGAAAGTGTGAACGCGTCGAGTGTAGAAGATCGCTACGTTATCTTTTAATTCGTACTCGATTACAGCTGTCGAGTTCTGAATAAGCAGCGGGAGAATCGCTTGCTCGGCCGTGTCGATTATGTCGTTTAAGTAATTGTCGTCGTAGAGAGAAGAGCTAACGCCAAGGACGGATCGCAGCTGTGAGGCTGTAATAATTGCTGGCACGTTAGCTCTTCCCTTCTACTGCTCGCCTAGCTCGGGAGCGAACTAGGCGATGATTGATTTATTCGGATTACTGCTTGTTATTCTTGAATGCGCCCGCTGCGATCTTGGTCGCTAGTGCGCCATAACCGTAGTAGCCGACAGTAATCTGGCCAGAAGCGATTACGTCCGCGCGTAGGCGGAAAGTAGGTCCTTCATACCATGTGTAAGCGTCTGGGTTGACGACTAGAAGAGTTCCATCGCCATCGCCCGCGTTAGTTGGGTCTACGAACAAGTTTAAGCCCGCGACGTTTCCTACTAGAGAATCTGGACGAACTACACCGCCCGCATTTTGTGGCTGTGAAGCGTTATAGATTGGACGTCCTGAATCGTTAAGAGTCATTAGGTTAGCCCATTGACCAGTCGAAGCGATTAGAGACTTCGCGAATGGAGTTGGAAGTCCCGCTGTAGCTGAGTAAACAGAAGCAGCTCCGCGAGAGATAACTCCAAGTAGCTCGGCAGCTGTTGGATAAGTAGTCGTAGTAGTTCCGTCAAGTGTTGCGCCTGAGATTAGTAGGCCGTTGACGTAAGCATTCTCGGCCTTCGCCTTAGCTGCTGCCATGTTACGAATTAGTTCATCGAAGAACGCTGGAGAAGTACGATCTAGAAGCTCGACTGAGAAAGTCTGCTGTCCAGCGAACTTCTTAACGTCTACAGTAATGAAAGCTGCGTTCTGATCTGTGTCGCTCATTGGTGAAGCGTCTTCGGCTAGAACCGCAACCGTAGGAGCTTGGGTAATTTTCGGAATCTCGAAGCTCATGCCCGCGTCTGGAAGAGTTCCGCGAGAGATTGCGTCGATTGATGGACGGATAGTCGTAGACAACCCGTTCACGACCTCGGCCATCTGGCGGGTCGGGACGAGGCCCGCGTTATCTGTTGTGTTATCTGCTGCGAGAACGTATTGGCGAGCTTGATCGTCGCCCATCGCTGCGCGAATTGTGTTCTCGACATACTTGGCAGCTGTGAACTCCAAGCGTGGCTTAGTAAATGATCCGCCTACGATTGGCTTCGCTGCGGCTGTTGTTGACTGAGCAGCTTCGACCGTCTCGACGGTTTCCGCGTTTGTGACGGTGTTGTCCACTTCGTCTCCTTCTGTTGTTGGTGTTACTTCCTCTTCCACTGTGGAATCGGAAAGTTCTTCGGCGACTTCTTCGCCTTCTGTTGCAGCGACTTCGTTAACGCGAGCGGATCTGACCGCTGGCTCTGTTACGAGTGCGACGCCAGTTAATTCTCCAGCGAGAACGCGCATAGTGCCGTCCTTCTGCATGATGTAATCGTCTACAGCTAATTCGATGGAGAATCCATCGCGAAGTCCGTCCATCGCTTCGGTAAGCGCATCCGTTCCCGCTGTAGTGTTTGTAATCTTAAAGACTGCATCTATCGAATCTTCGTTTAGTGTCATGTCCATAGTCTTTCCGATTGGACGAGTGCGATCGTGTTCCAAGTTTAACTTTACGGAAGCTGGAGCGATCGAACCTTTCGCAAAGACGACCTTCCCAGTAGAAGCGTTAGCAGCTTCCTCAAATGCGACAATGCGCCCGCTGATAGTGCGAGAGTTAGAATCTGCCGCTGTTATGTTCATTGGTGTAGTGATTTTCATAGAAGTAGATCCTCTTCTTCGCGGATTTCTTCGATCGACATCGCGCCGATTCGATTAAGTATTTCGTAAACTTGCGCGCGCTCGTAAGGATTGCCACGCAAGAAGTCGTCTAGATCGAACTTAACGTCTTGTCCTAGTGGAGTGAAATCACTAAGGCTCATTCGCTGTTCTATACAGGTCATCAGCGGACGCAGAGAATAATCGACGAGAGAACGCCTTTCCGAAACAGCGTTGGAGTAGGTAAAACTATTAGGCTCTGCACTTGCGAAATAAGCGGGTAATCCCGCGGCGCGGCAGAGTTCGAGAGCCAGGTATCCCCGGGCTTCGTTGAGCTGTAAGTTCTTAGGATCGTAACCGACCGTCTCGATACTTACGTCACCGTTTAAGAATGTAACAGCTTTAGAAGTGCGATTCTTAAATGCTGCAACTAACGCAGCTACACGATCTTTCGGAAGTGCTACGCCAGAGTTCTTTAGAATCGTCTGCGGATTAGGATTGATCGCGAAGTCGTAAGCTGTTTTCTCTAACGCCGAAGCTGCGCGAATAGTGCGGCCAGCGCGATTTAAGATTCCTTCATCGAGTCCAGTAAAGACGACCAGTTCGCTCGGATCGATTGTAGATCCGTCGACTGCATAACCGTCGATCTCTGTTCCGTTGCCGTTAGTCGTAACAGTTACGCGAAGAGGATCGATTCTTTCCATCGCCTGAATGCGACCAGTGTCGGCGTAGCGTTGCATAACACGCGCGTAGCCGTAACCATAGAACAGAATGTCCTCGGCTAACCATGACCAGAATGCAGAGCCAGCGATTCGCGGATCTGGCTGATTTATAACTCTTGGCTGTTGCACCTTTTCGCCTGTTGCGATGTTGCGAGTGTGCATCTCGAAAGATCCAAGAGTCGTGCAGATTATGTTACGCGCGCGAGCTAAAGCTGGAACGCCCATCGCTTCGGTACGAGTAGCGGTCTGATTACCCATAAAGTAATAGCCGCCGAGAGAGTTAAGAGTGTTTACAGGGTAAAGCGATTCCGCCGCGTCGATGCTAATAGAAGCTGGAGACGCAGCGTTAACCTTTGGAACGAATAGATCGAATAAGCCCATGTCGCAATTCTACGAGAATGCGATACCGCTATCCGACCATGATGTCAAGATCCATCGGCGGGCGTGTCGCGTAATGCGTGACGAGTGCAGTCGCAACCGTCGCGCAGACAGTCGACTGAGAAGCTCTCCGACCGATAGTCCAGCCACCATCTCCGAACGGAAGTCTCGCAGCTGATAAGATCTGCTTGGAGAGTTCTGTCTGTTTCGGGTCGTGTCGTAATCTCTTCGATGTGATCGCTCCTAACAATTCGTCGCAAGCTTGGCCATACAGTGCGCCGTCGATGTCTGAGATCGGAATCCCAGCGGGAACTAATCGAGCAGCTATAGCCGACGCAGTTCTCTTAGAATAAGCCACTGTCTCGACTGGATACTGTTTGACATAGGGAGCGATGTCGTTCGCGATTGCTTTATCGTCAAGGTTTATCGGATTATGCCAAGTGTGTAAGAGCTTTACGAAGAACCGCTCGTCGTCGATCTGTTGAGCAGCTACTAACGCCGCGTCGCGACGATTCGGACTTACATCGATGCCCAGCCAAGTCGTCTTCTCTGGATCAAGCTCTAAGCCTTCTTCTCCACACTGATTCCATTCTTCGGCTGGAATAGCTGCCGAGATCGTAGCAACCCAGCGACATAGGACTTCCGTCTTTACGACATCTGGCGGATCGTTGAGAACGGCCCGAATGTTATCGATGTGGACTGTGTGGCCTAAAGCTGGATTCGCCATCGCCGCACCTTTCCAGAATGCGGGAGTGTCGTCGATCTTCTCGTAATTAGATGACCATTCATAGTAAGCGATGTCGTCGCCTTTAGCTGCGCTCATTCCGCGCTCGCGTAGCGCATTAAGAACGAGACTATGCTGGTCTCCAGCGTTACTAAGTGTCCAGAGCTGCGGATTCTTAGCCGCCATCATCGTGTAACGAAGAGATGCCCAAGTGGATTCGTCTTTTAGTTCGCGGGTCTCGTCCACGAATACGGTCTCGGGTTTGGAAATACCGCGAGCAGCCGATCCGCC